AGGCATTGAACAATCCACGCAGTAAGATAGCATGGGTAAGTCCTGTCTATAAACAGGCAAAGAAAGTATTTGCCGACACTTACAAAGCATTCATCAAAAGACCAGAGATTTACAAGAACATCAACAAGGGTGATCTGATTATCGAATATCGCAATGGATCAACCATTCAATTCTTTTCTTCCGAGAGATACGACAACATTCGTGGTTACACCTTTGACTATCTGATATGTGATGAGTTTGCGTTCATGGATTCAGAGGCATGGACAGAAGTATTGAGGGCAACTGTACTGGTGAAAGGAAAGAAGGTGATATTGATTTCGACACCGAGAGGTAAGAATCATTTCTATCACTTGCATCAATTAGATTCAGTCAATCCGCAATACAAGTCATTCAGCATGTCATCATACGACAATCCAATGATTCAGCGTTCAGAGATTGACGATGCGAAGCTCACACTACCAGAACATATCTTCAAGCAGGAGTACATGGCTGAATTCCTTGATGGGGGTAGTGGTCTGTTCCTGCACATCAACTATTCAACACAGGTTGACACATCACCAAAGTATTATGCAGGATTAGACTTGGGAAGGGCAGACGATTACACTGTCCTGACTATCTTCAATCAACAAGGGCAAATGGTATTCGCAGACAGGTGGAGGCAAACGACATGGAGCAACATTGTAGCAGAGGTATGTAAGCACATCAACACATACCAAGCATTCACATTTGTTGAGGTCAACAGCATCGGTGATGCTATCTTTGAGCAGGTGCAGAAGGGTGTGATGCACAGGGATAGAATCTACCCATTCGTCACGACATCGAAGTCAAAGCAAGACATCATTGAAGCTCTCATAGTAGCTAACAACAACAAAGAGGTGCAGTTTTTACCAATAGATTGGCTACGAAAAGAATTCGAGGTCTTCACCTACGAATACAATCCTGCATCCAAGTCAGTCAAGTATTCTGCACCATCAGGATTCCACGATGATGGTGTCATGGCTACTTGCATCGCATACTACTCATTAAAGTCAAATAAGAATTCAGGCATCTACAATGTTAGGTGATGGTGGGGGTTGTACAAATCAATTAAATTAACTTATATTATTATGAAGAAATTCTCATGGGGTAATCTTACATTAGGTCAATATGCTGATTTTGAAATAGCAAGGAAACAAGAGTGCATCTTACCAGTTGACCTTCTTGAAAAGGATTGTAAACTGATTTCACTACTTACAAAGATTCCTTTGGCAGAACTTGAATCAATGCCAATGTCTGAATTCAACGAGTATCGCAAGGCAATGTATGAATTTGTGGCGGTTGAGTTGAAGGGTAGATTCATGGCGAAGTTTAAATTGGCACATCGCAAGTTTGTCTTTGATCCATCCAACAACAACATCAAGGTGAGCAACCTTACTGACTTGTCGCTGTTAAAGATTACAGGCGAGAATCTGGCAGAGCAGTTGCCAACCATAGTCAGTATATTCTGCAAAGAGGTGCGTGTGTGGTACATGCCATTCAGAAAGCCATTGGAATTCCAACAACGCATGAAGTTGTTTAAGGATCACCTTAATTTAGAGATTGGATTCGGTGTGGCTGTTTTTTTTTGCAAGGTATCGGAAGAATTACCCAATCTTATTCAGAGCTATTTGGAAGCCGAACTGCTGAAAGTGGACAACCTGCTGAACGAGGCGAAAGAGATGATACGACAGGTGGAGGAGGGATGACCTTATTTGAGCAGTGGGGATATATGTACACAGTCCACATTCTGTGTAAGTATGACAGAACAAAGTGGGACTATTTTATGGAGATGAACATAATCGATTTCTTTAACTACATGAGTTTGGAGCAAGACATCGAAAAGGAAAGAGAGTTACAACGCATGATGCAAAAGTAAGATGGAAGAAAAGTCAATATATCAAACACTTGAAGACTTTGGTAACAAGGTGCAGAGTGATTTGCGTAAAAGTTTGGTAAGCAAAAAAGCAAACGCATCCAAGAACTTATCGCAGTCGATTGCATTCAATGTCAAGTTTAAGAGTGACACCGAGATACAGTTCAAATTAGAGCTTGACAGATACTACGAGGCAGTTGATAAGGGCAGAGGCAAGGCAACAAAGAAGGGTGCGATACCATTAAAGGAATCAATATACCAATGGATAATACAAAAAGGAATACCAGTAACATCAAATAGAGGCAACCTAACAGCAAAGGGTGCAGGAAAGAAGTTAGGAGTAGGGCAACCAAAGCTGCGTTCCATGATTGAAACACAAAGAAGGAACATGGCATACTTGATAGCAAGAAAGATAAACAGATTTGGAACAAGAGGCAACAACTTTTATAGTGCTGTTGTCAATGATAGTTTGTTTGATGACCTGCAAATAGATTTAAGTGATTCATTCAAGAAGGATGTGTTAATTGATATTAATAAAATAGAAATAAAATAATGGCTTATTCATTCGTAGCAGCTTATCAAAGTCCTGCACCAGTATTCAATCCGATGCCATTCGTTGTGACATCAACGGACAACGGACAAGCAAACTTCAAATATGTTTGCGATGTGTATGTGAGTGGGGTGACAGGGTACACAAGACTATTGCTTAATTCCGATCCAACGACAGGAGCAGCAGCATTCCTTGTCAATCAGATTTTAAGGAGCAGAGTTACATCTGACTTCGATGTTACCACAACAACGGTGACGAATCCATTTAAACAATGTACTGGTGGTCATGTCATCTATGAGTTGAAGTTCGGTCAGCAGTACGGTGCATCTGGTAGCATTGTCACCTATCCAAACATACTTGTGACAGGCACATTGTATGGATTCAATGGCTCACTTGATTCACAAGATTGGCTGAACTACATTGGATCAACTTATAACATTCTATTAAGCACACGCAAGTTCTTTCAGAAGGACAAATCATTTGCTAACTTCCCTATCCGCATCACAGATCAAGCATGGCTGTACTACTTCTGCGACACGACAAACAAAGATGCGTTGTTGAAGATTGTCACTTACGATGGGTTGTCAGCAACACCATTGCAGACTATCACCTTGACAAATCAATATACCAACAAATCAACATACAAACTATTCCAACGTGCATCAGTTGGTCCAGTTGACCTTAACCTTGTTGATGCTACATTGATAGTCACAGGCACACAGCCATTCATCACTTCGTCGGTTGCATATTACACTATCAACTTGACAAATAGCACAGGAACGCAGTCAAGTGAAATGATGACATATTACATCGATAAGACATGCACCAATTCAGAGGAGTTCCCAGTGTACTTCAAAAACAATTACGGTGGTTTCGATACCTATTCTTTTTACAAGAAGTCAAAACGCATTGCAGAGATTTCACGCAAGACATACCAAAAGAATGTGGGAAGTCTTATCGGTAGCAAGTGGAACTACTTGACAACAGACACAGGTGAGGTGACGATGGACACACAGATCAGCGACAAGTATCTGTTGAATTCAGATTGGATAACTGACAATACAGCCAAGTGGCTCAAACAATTATTCACATCACCAGAGGTGTATCTGTACGATCCAATGTTGGCTATCCATGTGCGAGTGAATGTGAAGGCAACAGCATACGAATCAAAGAAGATAGACAACGAAAAGATGTTTAACTTGACATTAGAACTTGAAGCATCACAGCAGTCATATAGACAACAACAATAATGATAAGGTCAGAACTTTATATAAACAACATTCGTGTTGAGTTGAATGCAGAGGTACAGGCATCTATCACTTATCAGATTGCCGACATCCGTATGCCTGACAAGAGGCAAGGCAGTTTCTCAAAGACTGTGACCTTACCGGGAAGTCCAACAATCAACAACCTATTCACATCCATCTTTGACCTTAACACATCGGTGCAGACAAGTGGTGTGATTAACTTTGCTCCTGACTTCAATCCGAACTTAAAAGCATCATTCGTGCTGTTGGTAGAAGGCATTGAGCAGTTTCGTGGTTACATGAAGTTGCAGAACATCACACGCACACAAGACCAATTACAGCAGGTGATGTATGAGGTGAATCTGTTTGGTGATGTGGCGAGTATATTTGGGGTGATAGGCGATGCGAAGTTGAACGCACTTGACATGAGTGCATACAACCACACCTACAACAAGGCAACACAAATAGCAACATGGAACACAGCAAATATCAATGGTGTTGGCTATTGCTACCCAATGATAAATTATGGGGGTATGGGGGTATCAAGTTGGGATGTGAATGATTTCTTTCCTGCTATTTATGTGAAGACATACATCGATGAAATATTCAGTGCAGCAGGGTATTCGTACACATCAACTTTTTTTAATACACCTTACTTTAAACATTTAATTGTACCATTTGCAGGTGAAAAGTTAACGATGTCAGCAGTTGACAGCAATAACAGAAAGTTCAGAGCAAACACAACAGCATTGACAAGTGGTGTGATAATGTTTGGCTACTACCATACAATGATTTACAATGCAGAAACACTTGATCCTTT